CTATATGAATACCATTTGTAGTTGTGCTACCATCAGCAGGTATAGACAAAACACCCTCATGTGCAAGTCTCATTTTTTCTGCAACTGCACCATCAGTTCCTAATTTAAAAACTAAATCTGTAGAGTTAACTGTACTAGAAAATGCAGCATCTGCTTCAGCTTCAATAGAGGCAGAGGTTACTTCACCATCTCCTCCGTCACTATCACCTGCTGTAAAAAGTAATTTACCAATTACATCACCATCAGTAATTTCATCTTCTTCTGATTTAAGATTTAAAGTAACAGGTGTAGTAGCAGTAGAAAGAGTATTTTTTATCGTCAACCCACTATTATGTACATGTATTAATTCAATTTCATTATTAGCACCAAAAGTAAGTTTAGCATCGTCAGATGTAAAAGCTAAATTATCTGTTACAGTATCTGTACTAACTGTACTAAAAGATAGATTACCTGCTGCATCAGTCTTTAAAAACTGTCCTGCGCTTCCATCTGCATTTGGAAAAGTAAATGCTTGAGTACTTGCTCCTGCTTTTATTGTTCCTATATGTATACCTGTTACATCTCCTGTTACGTTACCTTCTACATTTGCAACCAATGTACCTGTTGTACCACTAAATACTTCTGAACTATTTGTTGCAGCAGTTAACATAGTAAATTTTGAAACACTATCGTCGTAACCAAAAAATCCTACTCTCGCAGAACCATCATTATATTTAAATTCTATACCTCTGTCTTTATTGTCATCAGATGCGTTTGCACCTAAAGTTATAATAGGGTCTGCTATTGTTGTTACAGTACTGTTAACTGTAGTCGTAGTTCCATTAACTGTTAAAGTACCTCCTATAGTTACATTGTCAGTTACTGTTACACTATCTACGTAAGCATCTTTCCATCTAACGCCTGTAGTACCTAAATCTACATCACTATCTGATTGAGGTCCAAAGATATTGTCAGCTAAATAAACTTGTTCTACATTAGCTGCATAAAAATGTATTTCATCGGCTGTTTCAAAATCTATTTTAGTTTCATCGTCTTCGCCAATTTTTATATCTGTGTCTAATAAATAAGAATTTTTAATAGATACAGCATCACCTGAACCTAATAAAGTTCCTGATGCTATAGGTAGAACTACAACAGCACTACTACTTGCTGAGTGAGGTTGTGCTTGTAATGTTTGTGCATGCTGATTAGCATCTTCACAATAGAATTTTACTTTAGCAACTGCGCCTGTACCTGTACGTATATCAATTAAACCATCTGAAACAGATATACCCCCTGTTGAGCCATTACCATCCATAATAATTTTACCAGTACCGTGTGGTAATAAATCAATGTTAGTATTACTTACAGTTACAATATCTCCTCCAATAGATATATCTCCTGATACATCAAGAGTAGTAGCATTAACATCTATAGTTGTAGCAGTTAAATCTATTTCATCCGTAGCACCTAAACTTAATACTGTTGCACTAGAACCTTGAATAAACTGAGTTGCATCATTAAAACATAATTTATTTGTAGAATTAAGAGTAAGACCTGTACCATCAGTATGTGTAAGAGTAGTATCGTTGTCTTGACCAAAACCTAAAATAGAGCTATCAGTATTTAATTTTAAATCATTACCTACTGTTAAATCAACACTTACAGCTACTGCTGTAGACGCATTAAGATTAATAGTTGCTTCACCATCTATCCTAAGCACACCGTCACTTGATTGTTGAATAAAGGAAGCAGCATCACCAAATTCAATTATTTTATTAGTATTGCCTATACGTATATTAGCACCAGTAAACAGCAGTCTATCTGTTGAGGTTTCATCATAACCTATTGTAGCATCTTGAGAATCACCAAACTTAACGTAATTATCATCAGCAATAAATACATTTTTAAATAAGTTATTAGTAGCACCTATTTCTAAAGCCTTACTAGATGATTGTTTTATGGTATTTGCATCTACTACAACTTGTCCTGCAGGACCTATTTCTAATATTCTTCCACCTTCTCCTGCAGTACCATCATGTGTGTGTCCACCTGTACCGTCAAAAGCTGAGTTTAAATTTGTAAATTCTGTAGTAAAATCTTGCGCTCGGATAATACTACCTGATTGAATGTTGCCCCCTGAGCCAAATGTATATGAATTTCCCATGTTATCTTCTTTCGTTAATTGCGTATTCTATAGTCGCTGAGTCTAATGAAAATGGAGGATTAGTATCCTCACTTATTACTTTAAGAGCAGCTGTAAACCCTGAACCTACAAGTTGAGATTCAAACTGACTTTGTGTTGAACCTGAACCATAAGTAGCAGTGTTAAAAACTGCTGAAGGATTATCATAAAAAAAAGCATTTTCAGCCGCACTTGAAAAACTTATAGAAGTAGGTTGAAAATTTGAATCTTTTTCAAAATCTAATTTTAAGTCTACAGTAGCATCTAAACTTCCTACAGGGTCAGTATATAATATTAGTTTATAAAAAGTTTTTCTCATTCTTGGGTCTGTAATAGGAAAAAAAGGAGACTGAAATGTTGCAGTTATACTACTGCCATCAAAAGAATTTCCTGATTCTAATCTATATACATAACCATCATCATTAGCAAAATGAATAAATTCAGCTCCATCTTCCAATGAACTATGTGCTACTAATGCATTTATCCCTCTTGTTTCTCCCCAAGCCATTCCTTCACCACCTTGAAGAGCAAACTGTGTACCTAATATACCTAAAGCACCTGCATCAGAAAAACCTGCATTATATCCAAATATTCTATATTGACTTTTATTTCTTATAGTTATACTTGAAAAACTCGTGGAGTTTGCAATAAAACTAGCAAACTCTGACTGAATATTTTTAGATACTACTGCTAAACTAAAGTCACCTATTCTTTCAGTAGCACCTAATAACCTTAAACCATCAGCTGCTAAAAACATTATATCAGCGCCTACTTCTTGAACAGTATCTGCAGCAACAGCTCCTAAATCATTAGATATAGGCAGTACAGCAAAAGTATCTGTAGTGTTACCTGTAAGTTTTTGTATACTGTTTTCTGTAAATATAATTAATTGTTCTCTAAAACTTATAAAATCATTTATAGTTTCGTCAAAAGTAAAAGAAGTACTTCCTGAAAAATTATCACTAGTAGCACTTGCAGTTGCTGTACAGATAATTTTATTTTCAATAGCAACAAATAATCTATCTAAATGCACAGTTACAAAATCAGCACCTGTAAAATCACTTGCAAGACTTGTTTGTTGTGTTAATGCAGTTCCTGTAAAGATATAAGGTTTTGCATTGCCATCAACAATAAATAATTTACTAGTGCCTGTAAAGTTATATTCTGCAAACCTAACTCTTCCTGAACCACTTATATTTACACCAGTACTACTAAAACTTCCATTGTCTGTTAACTGAGTCCAACCACTTCCTGATGAACGATATAAATGAGTTCCTCTAGCAACTATTACAGCACCTTCAAAACGAGTAATGCCTCTTATATTTCCGCTTCCTGCTATTTGATTAGTATCAAATTTAGAGTAGCCTTCTATTTTTCTATAGCCGCCTTCAACAGAGGGTTCAAAGTTTTGTAATACCGAAGCACTTCCTGGGCTATTAACACCCTGTTGTAAAGGACTTTGGTTTGTTAACAACCCACCTCTAAACTCTATAGGAAATGTTTGCCATGAATCTGCCATATTAGTACGCTCTTATAGTTTTACATATTTTTTAGCAAAAGTCAAGTAATAACTGTAGAAGTTAAAGAACCACTTGTACTTCTGCTAACAGCTGTTGACCGAATGTAGTCGTATCTATTAATTAATAAACTACGCATGTGCTTTATGCCCTCTGCAAATTTTTCTTTAGCTATTATAGCATCTTGAGAATTTCCCCTAAATAGATATGCATAATGCATTGCTCCATCAACTATAATGTGAGCAAACCGTTCAGGTATAGAAGGAACATCTGTGGCATTTTCTAAATCTACTGGTATTCTATAATATTCATATACAAGCGTATATGCTTTGTCAGGTGCAGGAACTAAACCATATTCTTGAGAGGGTGTTCTAAAAACAAAGTCAGGTACTCCTGAGCTACCATTATCTTCATCATATTCATAATGTATATATTTTTCTAAATACTCTTCGTAACTTAATACTCTTAATTTTTTAGTTTGTACATTTAAGCTAGAACTTTCTTTTATTCTAAAAGTATTAACATCTAATATCTTAGAATCGTCAGGTAATCCATACCTTAATGTATTTGCTGTAAGTACATCTTCTTGAGTAACATGGTTATAAGGCCAGTTATACTCATTTTGATTAATATAACGTATTGAAGCATTTATAGCATCTTTTGCTTGCGAATAAAATCCTATAGCTGATGCAAAATTGTTTGAAGTTAATTCTACTTCATTTAATCGCCTATTTACTTTATTAACTAATCCTAAAAAATCATATGCCATTATTTTTCCCTTATCTTTAATTTAACACTGCGTTCTGCTTGACTACCTGTGCTATCAGTAATTCTACAGAAAAACGTATACTCTACATTGTTTGTACCTAAACCTATATTAATAGTAGCTGTTTTATTATCGCTACTTTGAGTTTGAGAAACATTTTGAATACCATTTACTGTAGCACCTCCAGTAATAGTAGTTTTAACTCCACTCGCATTGTTTACAGACCACACTACACTACTTATAGTAGCACTGCCAAGAAATCTTGACCAATCCATACTATAGTCTAATTGCTCATCAGGGTCTTTATTTGGCCATCTAAAAGACATATTTTCTCCTATGCTACTCTTGCAGTTCTTTCTGCAGAAGTTGTTTGTCTAGGTATATATACTTTTCTATCTTCAAAAATTATAAAAACAGTTCTATCAGCTGATGTTGTCTGTCTTTCAACAAAAGATGTTCTATCTACACTATCTACGTTTACGGTTCTATCAGATGATGTAGTTTGTCTAGGTACGTATACCGTTCGTTTTTGACTAAATGTATCTCTAACTGCATTAAAATCAAAAGTTACGCCTGAAACAGTTGTACTTGTTGATATGTTAGCTTTAGAAGATACTGCTGTAATTGTAAGTGAACTTGTATTAGTGAGACTTACAGTATTTACATTTGGTTTTACCGATAAACTTGCAGGAACAATACTTATATTTACAGTAGGTGCAGTTATATCAGATTTAGTATTTACACTAGAAACTGTAAGCGAACTATCGTGTGCTATACTTACAGTGCCTACATTTGGTTTAGAGCTTATTGCTGTAGCTACAATCGAACTATCGTTTACTACTGTTACTGTATTTACATTAGGTTTTGTACTAACTCCTGTTAACGCAACATTTACATTTGCACCTATAGAACCTATAGCTGCTTTTGCACTAACACTTGCTATTATAAATAAACCATCTTGAAGAACAGTTACAGTGTTTACATTTGGTTTTGTAGAAACGCTATCTAAAACAACAGAAGATATTACACCTTCGGATGAAAACTCGGTAGATGAAAATGGATTGGTACTAAACATTTAGTGTCCAGTCTTCAGGCCAATTAATATTAAAAGGGTCACTATTTTTTTGTGGTACTTGCCTTAACTCTTCTACATATTTATCTACAACTGCAATATCAATAGTTGGTGTTACTTTTCTTCTAACTTCACTTAGATACTGTTCAATATACTTACTCTGATTACTAATTAAATTATCTCTTTCTTTTCTAACAATACCCCATTGTTTTTCTTTTCTAGCTTGTTCCTCTGCTTGTGATAAATTTTTTACTACCCATTCAGTTCCACTCCAAGATAAAGTTTGTGTTGTAGAAATTGATGGTGGGGAATCCACTTCTACAATATTTACATTTTTTAAATCTTCTTCAGTAAATGTTGTATTATCTGTTTTAGTAGAACCATCAGAAAATGTAATTCTATGTGGTAGACTACTCACAGGATAGGCTTTATTTATACTATACATTTTAGTCATTATAATTTTCCTTATTAATTTGTTAAGCTCCGTATAAACTATCAAGCTCGTTTAATAAATTAGTAGATTCTGTAGTTGTATATGGTCTATTTGCAAATCCTGCCATCACCCATCGAGTATCATGCGCTCCATCCTGACCATATACAGAATCGTGAAAAAATGGTCTAGCCCCATTTGCAGTTGTGTTAACGTATTGTCGTCGACCACTAGATGACGCTGTATATTGCGCTCCATATGTTTCATTTGAATAAGAAGTTATAGCAGCGCCTGTTAATGTATTTTGAACTTTAGTACTTACTCTATAAGTACTACTGTAGTAACCTGAACCTGTACCGTCTGCAGTCCCAAACTCAAAAACAACTACGGAAAATCTAATCCAGTCTTTGTCATGAAATACATACGCTTTACTAGAATATGCAGAATTTGGGTGTCCAGTATCGCCTGAGCCTCTTGGCTGATAATATAGCGAAGTATCATTAGATGCATTATTCAAGGTTTTATAGGCATAATGACCTGGATTTGAATGTTGATTAGTAGAAGTAGGATTTCTTCCACCAGTAAAATCAGCAGTATAAGCAGAAAAACCTTGATATGTCATATATCTAGCATACGGTCCATTATATGTAATATTTTCATGAGCATAATTATACGGCATATTTACAAAAAAATAAGTGTATCCTCCGTTTGTAATAACATCAGCTCCGTTTGAAGTATTTGAATTTGGACAAAAATCAAGGTCATTTTCAAAAGTTAAGTAATATAATAATTTACCGTTACTAGTTGTGTATGATGTTTTTACTATATTCTTATCGGCAATCCAATCCGTTTCGGTTAATGCTCCTCCATTTCCTGCATTATTATTATAAAATCCCCATCTGTCTTGATTTTCAGTTGCAGTATTAGCAGATATTGTTCCTGTAGTATCTGTTAAAAATCCATTTGCTTCCCATATCCACTGAATAGATGGATTACTTACTGCCCAACTAGTATATGCTCCTGTTGCATCGGTAACAGTAATATTTGCAGTTTCGTCAATTAAATCAGTAAGACCTGAATCTTTATATAGTTGAAATTTAACAACATTATTTTCAGAAAGTCCTCCAATTTCTGCTTTAAATATATAATAAAGTGTAATAGTATTACTGGTAGGATAATCTTGTGTAAAACTAAAATTACCATCAGGACTACCTTGAACAAAATCAGCTTGAACTAACGTAGTACCTGAAACAGTATGAAATTTATAATAGACAGTATCAGAAGTAAGCCAACCTTCACCATTAACAACTATGGTAAATTGAACACCTTCAGTAACAGTAAGTGAAGAAGGTGTTATAGATGTAATTTTTTTAGTTGGCGGCCATTTAATATCTAATCTTTCTTGATGTTGGTCGTGTATATCATGGACACCGATAGCTGATGTCAATGATGTAAGTACTCTATTTCCAATAAATCCACTATTTCTTTTCATTTTTAATTTCTAGTTTGTATAGGTTGTTTCTGCAATACCTAAGTAATTTTGTCCCACATTTGTTGATGGAAAAGCTCTTCCTGAACCCCATATAACTCTAACTACACCTTGTCCACCATTTCCTGCATTACTACCCCAATAACTTGCTGATTTACCACCACCACCACCTCCGTAGTTGCCACCTGCTTGTGTGCCATTTACATTTGTAGGTACTGAAGAATCATCGCCACCTGAACCACCACCTGCTTCACCTGCCGAGCCGCCTGAACCACTAGTGCCTTCACCATAAGGAGCTACTCCTCCTCCTCCACCTGATATGTGGTAGGCATAAGTTCCTGTAGCACCTGCGCCACCTGCACCACCACCACCTGCGCCATTATCTCCAGTAGCAGTTCCTGCCTTTCCATCACCACCATCTCCACTATAACCTCCTGCACCTCCACCACCTGAAGGTCCTGAATAATAGCCTAAGTTTACTGAATCACCACCATCTCCACCTCCATAAGTTCCATATGAAGTTGAAATAGTTGTAGTACCCCCACTTATAGTTGTATTATATCTTCCTGGGCTTCCACCGCCTGCATTTATTGTAGATGCATTTTTAAAAAAACTGTCTCCGCCTGCACGTGAACCTGCACTATAGTAACCCCACGTTCCATAAGCACCTACTTGTATTGAAATACTTTCACCAGGGGTAACAGCTATATCATTTAACCAAGCTAGAGCGCCTCCTCCACCACCATTCATTGCATATTGAACATATTGATTATTATAGCTATAAACCATACCACCTCCACCACCACCAATACAAACAACAGACACAGAAGTTACCAAATCAGGAACTGTCCAAGTATGTGTATAAGAATACACACTAGCTGTTGCAGCAGATGTGTTACGAAACAATGCGCCCCCTATTGGAAAAGTATTTAATCTATGAGTATCTAAATTAGATATACCTGCATTATTATCACGGTATTTTATCCCAACAACATTTTGATTATTAAAATAGTTGAAAGCCACGATTATGCATCATCTATTTCTTCATAAGAACAAACAGCGCTTAAATCTCCTGCAGCACTCGCATCTAATTTAATTTCCATATCTTCTTCTAAATAAATACTTGTATCTTTAGATA